ATTTTTAGTTGTTCAAATTCTTTTACGATCGAGTTGATGTCTCTCTTGGTGGTGTTTTCTTGTATACACGAACCACAATATCCCGTCGATTTCTTTAAGTTGGAATAAGTACTTTTCTTTTGTTTACCGCATGTACCGCATTGGTATACAACGTTAACTCCGTTAACTTCAACCAGAGTGTGACCGGTAAGTTCGAAGATTGTGTTCTTTTTTGTGTCGAAAGAGTCATTCTTTGATTTACCAGATGTACAATGAGCACATAGTTCATGAGGAAGCTTGGTCGACTTTTTATTGGCAAACGATGTAATCGTTAAGGTTGATATATGACCCAAAGCGCACTGATAAGACATTTTCTTAGATGTCTTAAAACAGTCCAATTCAGTGATCATTTCGTATCCATGCGAGGTCAAAAAATTTGTATAGTTTACATACTTTGATTCACCCATTGTTTTGTTTGTTTAGTCTGTAAATTTCCACGAAAAATTCAATTTATGTCTGACAAAGACATAAATTGCATTGATTGAGCCAAGGTTGCATTGATTGAGCCAAGGTTGCATTGATTGAGCCAAGGTTCCATTGATTGAGCCAAGGTTCCATTGATTGAGCCAAGATTGAATGGTGAAAACCACCCCAACACCACCCCCCCCTTACAAAATTGGAAAACCCAAAGCCCCTCCCGAAATTCTAATAATATTGTTGTTGACAGCGACTGTAATCCATTCGTACAATTGTGGAAAGTTTGACCCCGATTCACCTCCTGTTCCACCCGCACCCGCAACAGCGGATGGACTAACTTGTGGTACGATGGAGACGTTGGTAAGTTTTCCGTAGTTAGTGGAACCCATAGGATCAAGGTCAAAGAAGTGCAACGAGTACGAGTACAAGTGATAACCAATCGACGTCGGGATGGCTGGTGCGTGGTAGTAGGGATTCACCAAAGAAAAGTAGTCAGAGCCCATTGCACCAAGACGGTTCGTGTTCTCGTAGATAAGAGTCGTGTTCGCAATCGGATCATACGACCCCGCCGGCTCGTAGTTTACTGTCGTACCCGTAACAACTGGTGATGATGTGGCGTAATTGGACCATTCGGATGATCCAGTTTTGTTTCTGACGGCAAAAAAGAGTGCTTTGATGGCATGTGAGAAACGTATGTCGTATGTGGGCATGGAGTTAGTGAGGGGCGTGTAGTTTTGGCGTGGGGCCGTTTGCACTTGCTCGATCAAAATATCTCTGATCGCGCACCCCATCCTGCGACGCTCTTCGTTCGACACGATCGCGTAGTTGGCCCATACTTGTGCGTTCCCTAACACCGGTGCGGCGGCAATATGCGTACCGACCACAATTTGTTTGTACGGACTGGCGGGTGGAACCACAGCGCTATCCGTTAGGACCAACAATTCGGTCCAATCACGGAAATTAAAGTTAATCTGCATATCGTTGTATGGAAGTGCGGCAGTAGGTAATGCTACACCACTATCTCTTGTGAAAAAGAATGGAAGTGGAAGATTGAGATTAACTCCTCCAACGGGTCCAAGACTACCACCTGGGGCTACTGGGTTGATGAGTGTGGATATGTTACCGATCATGTTATCGTAACCGACTCGTTTGCTGGCGGGTGTAGTAAAACTGGTCCAGAAGTCAAGGTAATAGTTGTCGAACCGCGCAGCCACCAGATCGTTAAAGGTAATTGTGGCTTCTCGTATTAGGTTGTGCATGAAGTTACGTGTCCATCGCAATGACATTGTAGCCGGAGCGTTAGAGCTAAAAGTAACTTGTGGAATGTTAACCCGGAGTACAGCGTATGTGAGGTAGTCACCAGCTCGAGAGATGGAGACGGACCATTCTTGACCAAAGGCGGCGTTGCCGGTGTTGCGTGAGAGTGGTACAGGGACTTGGGTGAACCAAGTGGATTTTCTAATTTCTCTGACAAAGTAGGCAGTCGCGGTCGGGCCGCCATACATGTATTTTTCGATTTCGTCGAAAGTGGCGATATCGATAAACCCGGAGGTTATATTGGATGAGGACATAGACATGTTTGATTTATTATTTGCAATATTCCATTTTTTTTTGTCCACGCATCTTCAAAGAAGTGCGGAGCGTAAGCGAAGCATCAACCCATTAAACCTACCCATTAAACCTACCCATTAAACCTACCTTCGAAGAAACGTCGCTAACAAAGCCCTCTGGTTGCACCCTTCGCCTCATCGCTACATTGTAATGAACAAATAGATTGATTAAATAAATGGACCAAAGTGCGGAGCGAAGCATATCGTCGGAGAGTGAGGGAAGGGGGTCTGAGGGTGCCGGAGTGCTTTCGCACTCCGGCGGCGACCCAAATGCCGGTACATCGCCCGGAACCGGCCAGGCCGGGTTAACCGGAAAGGCCGGATTCATTCAAACTACGATGAGACAAAATAAAATTTTGTACAATCTGCTGGTACGCCGGCCTTCGGCCGGCTTAGCCTCAGACCCTCTCCAGGGGTTGAGGTTAGGGATTTCGAATACTTCTGTCGTTTTTTCGGACATTATTTATACAGCCATTTACACGAGAGACTTACCGATGATTGCAAACATCTTAAATTATCTTAAGACCGGACTAAAAACATTTATTATTACATCACGCGAGCTCGATTTGATGTTGGATTTAGGTATTTTTGACACAATGGCAAGTTTCAAACCATTCATACCACGTAAAATAATATTACCGTGTTTAAACAAATACTTACATCGATGCACCCTTCGCCAAAGTCAAAGTGCGGATTGCCAGATTGTAAAGCACCGTCGCTCTGCAACGTGCGACCAAAGTCAAAGTGCGGATTGCCAGATTGCAAAGCATCGATGCACCCTTCGCCAAAGTCAAAGTGCGGATTGCCAGATTGCAAAGCACCGTCGCTCTGCAACGTGCGACCAAAGGAAGCACCACTCCAAATCCCGAAGCCTTCTTCACGACCCTTCGCCACACTGCCGGAGGCAGTGTAATTCGCCCATTCAATGGGCGTTGGATGGTCTTGAGAAAAGTTTAAGTTCAGGTATGGTCAAACACCCATATGAAATATACATGCTTTTAAAGACTTGTAATCAACTCGGATTAGCTGAACACGCGCAAGTCTTGTTAAAGTACATAAAAGATACTTCGCTGGAGGTGAGGGTAGTCAAATATGCACTTAAATTTATGGGACACGCCGACAAAGTGGACGAAAATGTCCTATCTCTAGTAATTAAGCCGTACTTGGAACGTTCGGCCATTCGTGAACACATATCCACCCTTAATACCGGATTGCGAAAGCAATCCGGCGCCGGCCATAAGGCCGGTACACCGGCCAAAGGCCGGTTTAGACTCGCCGAAGGCGAGTGTACCGGAGTGCTTTCGCAATCAGGGCGGTCTCTGGACGATGCAAGTCGTATTATCGATATTCTAAAAGTGCTTAAAAAAAGTAACTCATCAGCGACCTACCGAACCATCAAACAACTCAATCACGCATACAAAACATCATTTAGATCAATCAGAATATGAACCTTTTTTATAAATCTAATTTTAATGCTGTTATCAAGCATTAAAATTATATGACTAATCCCTCATAGCGCATCATTACTTTTCGTGAGTATAGGTCCAAATCTGTAAGAGTCAACGTTTTTTCGAAAGCGGTGTATATCTCGTTCCAGACGGTTGGTAAGAATGGTCTGAGATACCTCGTCAGCTCTTGACGTCGAGCGTTTTCGTTGGATGGGATTGTTAATTGTTCCAACAAGACGTCTCGCAACTCGTCCGGAGCGTCTGCGATGAGTTTGTTGACTTTATTTGTGAAGATGGCATAGATTTCGTCCTCGAAAGACAATGTTATCCCAAGCGCATCTATCTCAAATCCGCTGAATACGTTCACTAACCGTGTTACGTATCCCCGTGAGCACGTATCGTTCATATCGGCCAACTCTTGACCCAACCGTCGATATAGTTCGTCGTGCAGGGTGATTTCACAATCTTCGATTACAAGGCACACAAGTGCGATAATGTCTCTCAATGTCAGTTTATGTTTAGTGAACTTTAGAAAAGTGTGGTTGAAAATGCGATGAAGAGAACCTTTTATTTTAACAAATTCCGGTTCTTCGTTGTATCTTCGAAGCAAAACATCTTCACTCCCACACTGCCTCCCAAAGGCCTGTACATCGCCCGGAACCGGCCTGGCCGGGTTAGGGCGATTTAGCTCACTGTCGGAGACAGTGTAAGGTAATCCCTCAATGAGTTGAGGCGGTACCCTCAGACACTTGCTTTTGTTAACTAACGCGTCAATGCTTCTTTCAACGCTTGCTTGAATAGATGCTATGTGGACATTTTCAGAGTTGTTTGTATATTCTGTAGAAGGTGCTATCGAGTCAAAAATACTACTGACTGTCGATCTATCCGTTTCACTTCCTTCTAGGAAAATAATGTCGCACGCCTCTAATCGCAGATTAAGCTCTACATTTTCGTCCTCAGCAATGCGCAACAACTCCTCAAACCGCAACATCGAACTCCGTTGCTTCCTTTGATCGCAAGCTTTACCCGTAAAGCTCGAGCGTCGGTCTCCACACGCACCAATTTGTAAAAGTAGCAATCGTTCTTTTATATTGAGTTGTTGGTCGTACTTTAAATAAATCAATGTGCATAAGGCTTTGAAGAAGTGTTGATCTTTAAAGTGGTTAATGAGGTTGAATAACTGTTTGAACGGTTTTTTTTCTTGAGCGGCTCGATACACAATATTGCGAAGTAATACTTCTCTACCTTCACGCGATTTAGCCTCAACCCCCGAAGGGGGTTTGAGGGTACCGGATTGCGAACGCAATCCGGCGCCGGCCCAAAGGCCTCTAAGGCCGGTAAATCGCCCAGAGGGCGATTTAGCCTCAACCCCCGAAGGGGGTTTGAGGGTACCGGAGATTTGAGTTTTGAGAAGCCATTGGGTAAATAGAAGCCATGATACGTTGTTTGCAAATGCATTAAGCGCAACAAGAAATTGGATGTTGGAAAGAGCATGTGCGACACATTTGCATGAATCGCCCTCCATGCGACGTGTGATAACTGTTTCAACTGTATCAAATATGTCGATTTTTAGATGTAAGTCTAGATGAATGTCATGTATGCAGATTGATGTAAATAATTTTTCAAGCTTTTTGACACCTGATAATCTGTATACATCTAATAAACGTCTCAAAATCTCGTTTTGTTGACTTCGATCTAAAGTATATATTATTTGCAACCTTTTAGAGTTTGAGATGGACAAGTCAAAAATTTGTTCGTTTACACCAACCTCCTCTCCTGAAAGGAGATATGTAACCGATCGGCACCGGATCGAAGATTTGGCATCCAGAGAAGATGTGAGGTGTTGATTCATTATTTTATTTATTAGGTTAACAACCTAATTTAGTGGTGTAAATTTTTCTTACTCTAATTTCGACATAAATTGAACACTTATATCGACTATTTCTTGCATGTATGTGTTGTAGGCGAGCACCTCTTTTCTCCAAAATAGTGTCTACGCTCTTCGAACAATAACGTTTTAACACTGTTTAACAATCTTTTAGCCTCACCAGAGGTCATCCTTTTTTAACCATCATGACTTTAACGCGATCGTTGATCATTAAGTAAATAAAATGACAAATATTGATCCAAACCTCTGGGGTCCTCACTTTTGGACCACGTTACACTTTATCGCTTCTGCATATGACGACAACCCTAATCAAAGTGTTAAAACAGCGATGAAGACATTTATACGCACAATACCCGTTCTTCTACCCTGTAAAGAATGTCAAGACCATGCCTTCGATTACATCCGAAAAGCCGATGTGGATGCAGCCGTCTCCAACCGATCAAAACTCGTCGCCTTCTTCGTCGACTTTCACAACGCCGTCAACACACGACTCGACAAACCAACAATCCCCTTATCTACCGCAATCAACATGTACACCTCCGCCAAACCATACACATTTCGACCAAAGGTCGAAATCTACAACTACTTACTTACATTTCTTCTTATAACACTTTTAATTTTCTTCGTAACCGATCGGTAAAGGGTAAAAACAGCGCGAAGCAATCCTGGCGCTGTTGAGTGGTTCAATCAATTTTTCTACCATGAAAACTTTATTGTTATGGTTGACCACGACCACTTCTTCACTCACCATACTCTACTTGTATATGTAATTTAAGGATTTTTAAACCCTTAAAAAGAGTGTTGCGATGTTGTAACGATAAAAGAAGGAATAAATCGAAGATGCGAAGCAATCCGGTATAACGTCCTTTCATCGCGTTCCATTCAACATTTCGTCACCAATTTCAAATCCGGTCTCAATCGACATACGGCGGATTGGACAATCGGATACTTTCCTAAACGGCCCTTTTTCACATTAAGGTCATCAAACACCTTCCTCTTTGAAATAGTCTT